TCCCAGCAGAGCAAGCGGCACGTACCGCAGCTAAGAATGACCCTACGCCTGACGATAAAGCTATGGAAGAAATGCGTAAGGTAGCTGAAGAAGCAAGACTCCAGAAGCTGCTGGATGCAGGGCACAAAGGGGCTACTGGCGGTGGTAAGAAAGCTGGTGGTACAGTTAAGTACGCTCGTGGTGGTGGCATTGAACAACGTGGTAAGACACGTGGTAAGATTGTTTAATGGCAACTCCTGCATGGACGCGAAAAGAAGGCAAGTCTGAAAAGGGTGGCTTAAACGCCAAGGGTAGGGCGTCGTATAACGCAGCTAACCCCGGTAAGCCCGGGCTCAAAGCTCCCGCTCCACATCCAAAAACTAAGAAAGCGGCTGCTCGGCGCAAATCTTTTTGTGCCAGAATGAGCGGAATGCCTGGAGCAATGAAGGATGAGAAAGGAAAGCCAACACGCAAAGCGTTGTCATTAAAAGCATGGAATTGCTAGCCTGTACACACTGCAAATTAGATAAACCTGCAACAGCAGAGTTTTTTCCATTGCACAACAAAAAGCTTAATGGATTAGATAGCTGGTGCAGAACATGCCGCGCAACATACAGAAGTGCAAACTGTCGCGGCAGGCATAAGGCTGTTATTTCAGATCAGGCACTGGTAGAACTTAAAGAGTCAACAAAAGAATGCGTTATATGCGGCATGGAGGCTAAGTTGGTAGTTGACCATGACCATGTAACAGGTAAAATTCGAGGGATGCTGTGTAACCATTGCAATAGAGGCTTGGGGCATTTTAGGGACGACCCTGCTTTACTTGAGTTTGCAGCGCAATATTTGTTTGCTTCCGCAGATTTGCCAGAATGGGATGTATATAGAGAATTTGCTAAGGAAGAATGCTAGATGACAACAACTGCTACAACAGCCTTTAACCTAGACATCACAGACCTCATAGAAGAGGCTTATGAACGTGCTGGGTTAGAGGTACGCTCAGGTTATGATATGCGCACTGCTAGGAGATCATTAAATCTTCTAACAATTGAGTGGGCTAATCGTGGTATTAACCTATGGACAGTTGAGCAAGGATCTATACCATTACTTACAAATGTAGGCACATATAACTTACCTGTCGATACAATTGACTTACTTGAACATGTTATACGCACAGGTACAGGTACATCGCAGGTTGACATCAGTATAAGTCGGATAAGTGTTAGTAACTATGCAACACTGCCTAATAAGAACTCACAAGGTCGGCCTATTCAGTTATATATCAATAGGCAAAGCGGAGCAACCTCCCCAACAGGAGTAGTCTATCCTACGATAACTGTGTACCCTTTACCATCTAATGACTCATATACATTACAGTATTGGCGTTTAAGACGTATTAAAGATGCAGGGAATGGTGTAGAGACAGTGGATATTCCATTTAGATTCCTCCCTGCCTTAGTCGCAGGGCTAGCTTATTATGTGTCTGTGAAGCGTCCAGAATCCACTGATAGAGTGCAAATGCTAAAGATGATGTACGACGAGTCATTCCAGATGGCTATTGATGAGGATAGAGAAAAGGCAAGCATCCGTGCAGTGCCACGACAGATGTTTATTGGGTAGGACATGGCTAGTAAGTTCTCCTCAGGCAAAAATGCTATTGCCCAATGTGACAGGTGTGGGTTTAGGTTTAAGCTAACAAAGCTTAAAAGTATTGTAATTCGTACCAAGAGCATTAACATCTTGGTGTGTCCTGAGTGTTGGGAGCCGGATCAGCCGCAGAACTTACAGGGTATGTATCCTGTTAATGATCCACAAGCAGTGCGTAATCCTAGACCAGATACAATGACGTTTGATGGTAGTAGAGTGATACAATGGGGGTGGAATCCAGTAGGCTTGAGCGATCCTCATAACTACGAGCCCGATGCACTTAGAGCAGTAGGTGAAATAGGTCAGGTAACAGTTACTACATAGGAGTTAATCATGAGTATAGGCGGCGGAATCGAACGTAAAGGTAAGACTAAAGGCAAACAGTTAGGTATTGATGGTCCTGCAGTTAGCACCAAAAGCCAGTTTAAAAGTGGTAACAGCGTAGGTAAGAAGAACGCTGATATGAAGGCAGTTGGTCGTGGGATGGCTAAAATCCGTGCTCAGAAAGGAGGCTAACATGGCAATATACAGACAACCTAAAGAAGCCCCAGCTGCAGCACTTGATAAGAAAGATGTTGGGTATCCTAACAACATCCCTAAGACCAATACCAAGACAATGCGTGGTGCTGGTGCAGCTATCAAGGGTAAGGGCTTCAGCAAGAACAGCCAATAAGGTAGGTTATGAACTATACTGAACTGAATGCTAACATACAGTCGTTTTGTGAGAACTACGAGACTGACTTCGTAGCGGCTATTCCTACGTTTGTAAAACAAGCAGAACAGTATATATACAACACCGTTCAGCTACCGGCTATTAGAAAGAATCAGACAGCTAATGTAACATCAGGGAATCAATACCTATCACTACCCGATGACTATCTAGCAGCATTCTCATTGTCGGTTATTACTCCTATTACATTAGCCCAGTCCTTTCTACTACAGAAAGATGTAAACTTTATTAGAGAGTCATACCCAGCTCCCGGGTCAACAGGCACCCCTAAGCATTATGCGCAGTTTGATGCTAATACTTATATAATGGGGCCAACGCCTGATGCCAGTTATGGTGTTGAATTACATTATTACTTTTACCCACAGAGTATTGTAACTGCAGGTACATCATGGGTAGGGGATAACTTCGACTCTGTACTTCTGTATGGCGCATTAGTTGAGGCAGCTATATTCATGAAGGCAGAGGCAGACATTATTACGTTTTATAAAGCGCATTTTGACGCATCTATGGGCTCGTTGAAGGTGCTAGGCGATGGTAAAGATAGGCGCGATGCGTACCGTAGTGGGCAAGTTAGAGTTCCAGTTAATTAAAAAGGAGTATTAAAATGGCTATATCACAGGCAATGTGCAGTTCGTACAAAGAGCAACTCCTAGGAGCTGTTCATGACATGGATACTGACGTATTCAAAATTGCTCTCTATACCTCCTCAGCTACACTAAGTGCCGCTACTACCATATATTCAACTTCTGATGAGGTTGTTGCTACGGGGTACACAGCGGGTGGAAATACATTATCCGGTGCGGCTATTACCCTGTCAGGTACTACAGCGTTTGTAGATTTTAGCGATAGTACATGGACTACCGCTACTATAACTGCCCGTGGAGCATTGATATATAACTCTAGTAAAGCAAATAAATCAGTGGCAGTGCTTGATTTTGGTGGCGATAAATCTTCAACCGCTGGCGATTTCACCGTGATTATGCCTACTCCAGATGCTACCAATGCCCTGATACGTATTGCCTAAGGGGGTCTAAATGGCACTTGTCCTAGCGGATCGTGTATACGAGACTAGCACTACTGTAGGTACTGGAACCTTAACGCTTGCTGGAGCGTTGAATAGCTATCAGACATTCTCTGCAGCGATTGGTAATGGTAATACTTGTTACTACGCTCTAGCTGCCGTTGGTGGTACTGACTGGGAAGTGGGTATTGGCACTGTTGGTGCAGGTACATTAGCGCGGACAACAATCCTATCATCTAGTAATAGTAACCTCGTAGTTAACCTTCCAATAGGCACAGTAAATGTATTTGTTACCTACCCTTCAGAGAAGTCAGTCAATCTTGACGCATCAGGTAATGCAACTGCATTGGGTACTCCAGCGGCCTTTACAGGTACAAACATAACAGGCACTGCCGCATCTCTCACTGCCGGAACTGTAACCGATGGCGTATACACGACTGGCTCATATTCAAACCCAGCATGGATAACGGCACTAGCAAATTCCAAAATAACTGGACTAGGCTCTGCTGCGTTGTTAACTGCTGGCTCTGCTCTTGGTGTAGCTACCTTAGATGGGGGTGGAACAGTACCAACTGCTCAATTACCTGCTGCTGTACTAGGCGCATTGAAGTATCAAGGAACATGGAACGCTACCACTAACGTACCGACACTGACTTCTAGCGTTGGAACACAAGGATATTATTATGTGGTCGCAACCGCAGGAACTACAAACCTTGACGGTATAGCATCTTGGGCGATAGGTGACTGGGCTATATTTGGCACTGCTACATGGCAGAAGATTGATAACACAGATGCAGTAACTAGCGTTAATGGGTACACAGGAACAGTAAGTCTGGCATATGCTGATTTGGCTGGGGCAATTCCTACTTGGAATCAGAATACAACTGGCAACGCAGCAACGGTTACAACCAATGCTAATCTGACTGGCGATGTAACCTCAGTCGGCAATACCACCACACTAACTAATGCCCCAGTTATTGCTAAGGTTTTAACTGGGTATACTTCTGGTGCAGGTACGGTAGCGGCTACAGATTCTATTCTTCAGGCAGTACAAAAGTTAAATGGGAATACTGCCGCAATAGTAGGGGGTCCTGCTCTAAGTAATGATACGGCTACTGCTACTAATGTTTATCCAATATTTGCATCGGCTACGACAGGCACACCAACTACAATATACACATCCAACACAAAACTACTCTACAAACCATCAACGGGTGAACTGGCAGTAACCGCACCTGTAGCGGCAAACGGATTAGTAATGAATGCCACTTCTGTTTCATCTAACTACACGATAGCGGCGGGATTTAATGCGTGTTCAGTCGGCCCAATAACCGTGAGCGGCGGTGTAGCCGTCACGATAACCGCAGGTCAGCGCTGGTTAGTCCTCTAGGAGATATAAATGGCTTCAACTATTGCGGCAATTACAACGGGGGTCGGGGGAGTAGTAACCACAGCAGACGCTTCAGGTGATCTCTCATTACTCTCAGGTGCAACTACAGTAGTTGCTGTGACCAGCACTGGTGTGGCTGTAACTGGGACGCTGAGTTCTTCTGGAGCTAGTACGCTAACAGGTGCTATTACTGCTACTGCGGGTATAAACACACCAAACACTTTTGGCTTCAAGAACCGCATCATCAATGGTGGGATGGTGATTGACCAGAGAAATGCTGGGGCGGCGGTTACTCCTACAAATGGGCAATATACATTGGATAGATGGTGTGCCAATATGTTTGCAAATACTGGAAAGTTTACTGTTCAGCAAAACGCTGGTGCTGTAACCCCACCTGTAGGATTTACTAAATATTTAGGTGTTACATCAACTTCAGCTTATTCAATAGGTGTTGGAGATATTTATACGGTTTTTCAAATTATTGAAGGTTTTAATATTGCTGATTTGGCATGGGGAACCGCTAATGCCAAAACAGTTACATTGTCGTTTCAAGTCTATTCTTCATTAACTGGCACTTTTGGTGGAGCTTTATGTAATGCAGGAACTAGGTCTTACCCATTTACATATTCAATACCAGTAGCAAATACTTGGACTACTATTTCAGCAACAATTGCTGGAGATACATCAGGTACTTGGGCAACAGATAATACTAGCGGTTTGCAAATTAGACTTGGTCTTGGAGTTGGCTCTACATACAGTACAACTGCCAATTCATGGGCGGCGGGGAATTATTTCTCAGCCACAGGAGCAGTCTCAGTAGTAGGCACAAACGGAGCAACCTTCTACATCACAGGCGTTCAACTAGAAAAAGGATCAACAGCTACTTCGTTTGATTTCCGTGCATTTCCTACTGAGTTTGCGATGTGTCAGCGGTATTATGAAACTTCTTTTGATTATGGAACTGCCCCGCAGAATGGCGGAGCCTCTGCCTTTGCTACAAATTACGGTCTTTGGGGCGGGTATTCATCCAACACTGTACCTTATTTTGCTTTTGTTGCTTTTAAAGTAAGCAAGAGAACGCAGCCATCATTTACATCATACGGAAATAGTAGTGGATACTGGTGGGCAGCTGGGGGATTTAATGTCAATGCGGCGCAGATGGGCGGTATTGGGTTTAACGGGTTAACAGTAGCTCAACAAGTAGTTGTAGGCGCAAGTTTAACAGCGGGGCATTGGGCTGTCACATCGGAGTTATAAAGCATGTACAACTATCAATACATTAAATTATTGGATGGGACAATTGTTGATAACCAAATTAAAAGGTTGCCAAACACCTTCATCCCCTTTGATCCAGCCAACTCAGACTACGCGGCTTATCTCCAATGGCTCTCAGAAGGCAACACACCATTACCAGCAGATAAGGAGGTAGCATGAGTTCAACTACATTATCCGTACTTACTCAAAACGCTGAAAAGGAAATTAAACGACTTAACGCTCAATCACATGAGCCAACGTCATCAGATATTTTGGCTGTAATGCAACTGCTGGTTGAAATGATTAAAGAAAGCAACAAACCAGCAGATAAGGAGGTAGCATAATATGGCAGATATTATCGTCGCAGGAAATACTTCTGGCAGCATCACTATCAGTGCGCCATTGGTTGCAGGCTCTGGAACACTAACACTTCCTACTGGAACCGACACACTAATCGGGAAAGCCACGGTTGATACGCTGACGAATAAGACTTTGACAAGCCCTGTGCTAACCACACCAGCATTGGGGGCGGCAACTGCAACCAGTCTAACTGTAAGTGGTGATGTGCTTATTACTAGCGCAAATGTTCTAGGCTACAGCACAGGGTCAGGTGGTACGGTTACACAGGCGACTTCTAAGGGTACAGCGGTTACACTGAATAAGCCTACTGGTGTGATTACTATGAACGCCGCTTCTTTAGGAGCTAATACATCCGTTCAATTTCAAATGAATAATACTTTTTCGGCGGCAAACGATACCATTGTTTTGACGGCAAACGCTACCCTTGTAGCTATGACTTCTTATCAATGGGGCGCAGCGACAAACGGCGCTGGGGGTGTAGTTATATATTTAAGAAATATAACAGCGGGTGCGTTAGCTGAAGCCGTTGTATTTAACTTTGCAATTATTAAAGGAGCAACATCATGATTTATTTGGCAGCAGTCTGTCACGACATAAAATCAAATACTTTAGAAGCTACATGGCTTGAAGAAACTGTGGGTGCTGATGGCAAGCTAACAGAACTTAAACGTAGCAAATGTCGCAATTATTCCATTGAACAAAAGGCTGAGTTTGATACCGACACAGGTACGACCATTTATAGTGCATTGGCTGGCTGGTGAGATAGTCTGGCCTACACCGCCAACAGAAGTTTGGTTACAAGGAGAATAATATGGCAATTACGCTCGATGGAACTCTGGGAATTACCTCCCCTGCTGAGACAGTACAGGGCGCTCTAACAACCACTGGTAACACTATACTGGGTGATGCAACTACAGACACACTGACTGTTGGAGTGACGGGCATTGTAAAAGATGCTAGTGGTAATGTTGGGATTGGGACTGCTTCGCCTGCGTTCTCTTTAGATGTTCGTGGCGATGGTCAAAAAGCAAGATTTGGCAACACTACTATTGGATGCACGGTTGGCAATTATGTTGGAGGAACTATTTGGGGATTTTCCAACAATGCTGGTAGTGGCGGTATGTTTGGAGATGCCTCAAACTATATATATTTTGCTTCTGCTGGCGCAGAACGTATGCGTATCGACTCCAGCGGTAATGTGGGGATTGGGACTGCTAGTCCTATTACAAAGTTAGATGTGTCGCAAGCAAATGTAAAATCTGCCACGGCAGCATGGCAATTATCAGTAACTGATTTAACCTCACAAACTACGGGTGTAGGTGGGGGTATATCATTTACAGGGTACAAAACTGGAACAACCGCTCTAGAATTTTTTGCTGGAATTGACGGATATAAAGAAAACGCAACTGCTGGCAATGCCGCTGGTGCTTTGCGTTTCCACACACAGGTAAGCCTCGGCACTGGTCTTGTAGAACGCGCCCGCATCGACTCCAGCGGTAACTTGTTGGTGGGGCAGACATCCGCAAGCCAAACAACTGTTGGTTTTTTTGCAAAACCAAACGGTGAGGTTTCTGGTTGTCAAGCGGCAAGCACCAACGCTGGTGGTACGCAATGGAACACTTATTCAACTGGCGCTGGAGCTTATAGGTTTTACGTTGGAATGGGGGGAACTATTTTTGCCACTTCAATCGTCATTTCAGCTATTTCTGACCAGCGCCTTAAAGAAAATGTGCGCGACCTTGATACTGGTCTTGATGCAATCATGGCTTTGCAGCCACGCCGTTTTGATTGGAAAGAAGGCAAAGGCCAAGACAAAAAGAACGCTGCTGGCTTTATTGCTCAAGAGTTTGAAACAGTATTTCCTGAATGTGTTAGCACATCAATGGCCGGTGCAGATGGTATTGAATACAAAAATATTAACCATGAAACATTGATTCCAACATTTGTTAAAGCCATTCAAGAACTTAAAGCAATTGTAGATGCACAAGCAGTACGCATTGCAGCACTTGAGGCATGACCATCAACAAAGAGTTCATAGACCAACCGGCACATTTCATTGTTGCTCTAGTTCTAGTCATACTATTCTCATTCATCACATCACTCTGGATGGCATCTATCATTAGTGCCATGACAGGTTTGGTCAGAGAAATCTACCAGAGATACGATCAGGATAGGGCATGGTATGACTTTGGGCAGGGTAGCCGTTTAGACTTGATCTTCTGGGGGCTAGGTACTGCCGCAGGCGTTGCAATAATGTTTTTCTGGTAATTTGGGTGACATATGAATATTGAAGACAAAGCTAAGAAGGTAGTGGTTGATGAGGTTATTGCTATACCAGTATCAGACAGATTCCTTGATCTGATTAAGAACTCTAAGCGCACTACGTTAGTAGTAGTTATAATTGCGTTTATTATCTGGTTAATATAAAGAGGCACATCATGGGTGGGACAGTACAACACAGCACTATCATCTACACCGTATAACCGCAGATGTTAGGCTTTACACCATTAGCCGCAGCACCCTTTGCGGACATATTAAACCCCGGGGCCATAGCTGTATCGGTAACAGGTGTACAAGCTACAGGTTCTATCGGCAGTGTCACGGTATCAACTCAACAAAACATATCAGTAACAGGTGTACAAGCTACAGGTGCTATCGGTAATGTCACATTCATTACCAACCAAAACGTATCAGTAACAGGTGTTGAAGCTACAGGTCAGATTGGTGGTGTAGCAATAGATGGTGTGGCTAATGTCTACCCTACTGGTGTTGAAGCTACAGGTGCTATCGGTAATGTCACATTCATTACCAACCAAAACGTATCAGTAACAGGTGTTGAAGCTGCTGGTCAGGTAGGTAATGTATTAGTAGATGCTGCGGCTAATGTCTACCCCATTGGTGTTGAAGCTACAGGCTCTGTCGGCAGTGTTACAGTATCAACTCAACAAAACATCTTTGTAACAGGTGTTGCAGCTACAGGTCAGATAGGTAATGTATTAGTAGATGCTGCGGCTAATGTCTACCCTACTGGTGTTGAAGCTACAGGTTCTATCGGCAGTGTTACGGTATCAACCCAACAAAACATAGCAGTAACTGGTGTGCAGGCTACAGGGTACATAGGCTACCCTACCGTATGGGGGTTAGTAATTGATGCACAAACAGCAACATGGACTCCTGTAAACGACACACAATCTACTGTCTGGACTAAGATAGCGGCCTAATATGATATACCGCAACCGGGTTAATGCGTCTACTTCTGTAAACACACTGCCTTATATCTGGCCCACTGATGTGCCTATTAACTCCGGGGATATAACTGTATTTGCGCAGACTAATGCTCCTACTGGATATACCAAACTAACAACCCATAATGATAAAGCACTTAGGGTAGTCTCTGGGGCAGTAGGTTCTGGTGGTACGTCGCCTTTTAGTACCGTATTTACTAACCAGAATGTAGTACTAGGGTTAACAACAGATTCAGTTACATTAAATACTACACAGATAGCCTCACATACGCACTTTGTAGGCGCAGGAGTTGACTCTAATTGGAGCTATCTAGCGCCTAACAGGGTGCATACTTATCCGTCTAATAGCACTGCACAAGGTGGTTCGGCTGGAGGAGGGGGATCTCATTTACATCCTATTACTACAACACCGCCAGTAATTACATTAAACGTGCAATACAGAGATATAATTTTGGCTACAAAGAACTAACTAAAGCATGATAAATAGAAATATAGTAAATACTACTTTAGCTATTAATAAATTACCTTATGTGTATAGTTTTCAGTCTGCAATACCTGCGGGTACAGTAACATTATTTCAACAGACAACTGCCCCAGTAGGTTGGACTAAACTTACAGTACATGATAATAAGGCTTTGCGATTAATTACAGGAACGGCAGGATCAGGCGGATCAGTTGCATTTACTACTGTATTTACTAATCAGGCCCCTACTATTACAACAAATACATTAGTGGGAGCAGCAACTACACTAACTGGGGCGCAACTACCAGTACATACTCACCTTGTGCAAACAGCTGCGGGACAAACATGGGCAAATCTAAGTAGTGGTGTACCGGTATTGCCTAGTACATATGGTGCTCCAGTTCCCGGGGCTACTACTACTACTTCTGCAGCAACGGGCGGTGGTACAGCGCATACACACACTATAACTGCCCCGACATCACCAACAGTTGTATTGGCTGTACAGTATGTAGACTTAATTTTAGCCCAAAAGAACTAAATCATGCTTATTAGAAACCAAATAAATACTGGGTTAACTATAAATAAGCTACCCTGTACTATACCGGTCCAAACCCCTATTGAGGCTGGTACAATTATGGTATTTCAACAGACTGCAGCCCCTGTAGGATGGACAAAACTGACAACAAATAATGACAATATGCTGCGGGTAGTATCAGGGGCGGTAACAACTGCGGGTACAACTGTTTTTACTACTGTGTTTACTAACCAAACACCGGCAGTATCAATACCAGCATCGGCGGATGCTGTAACATTAACAACAGCACAAATACCAGCGCATACACACGGAAGTGGGACATCAGTAACTATAGCTTTGTATTCAGGGTATCCTCAAATACCTGAGATTCAAGCTGGAACAGCTCGTACATCTAGTGGGCCAAATATTCCTGCGGGAGGTGGGTCACACACACATGCACTTACGGGGGCTATTGCTATAGCGCTTAATTTAGCTGTAGCTTATGTTGATGTTATTATGGCTTCAAAAAACACATAAGGATAAATATATGAGACTAACAATCGTTACTGATGATATGGCTGTCTATACTGACATTGGAGTATTTATAATACCTGACATAAGTGGTCTTATACCAGAGGGGGTATCTGCACTGCAATGGTATAACGGTAAAGGCTGGATAGAGTTTAAGGAAGATATAGACTGGAATAAACCTAATAATCAACATATTACTGAACTACCTACTTGGGCTATAATGTGCCAAAATAAATGGGAAGAGTGTAATATACAAGAATTGGAAGAAAAAGCACGGAAGCCAGCAATGGAAGAGAATCTTATACCTGTAGCATTTCTATAAGGTAGTTATATGGTACTTGATACATTAGCATGTGTTTCTAATTTATGGGTGCGGCAGATGCATTTCCAGTATAAAGGAGATAAAAATAGCCCTCATGAGCATACATATGACCATATTACACTAATAGCAAAGGGGTCATTTAGAATATCTGTAAATGATGTAGCAAAGATATTTACTGCCCCTCATATAGTCTACATAGAAAAAGATAAGTTACATTTTATAGAGGCTTTAGAAGACAATAGTTTAGCTTGCTGCCTACATGCGCTAAGAACTGGAGTAAGAGAAGTAGATATACTAGAACCATCAATGACTTTTTCAGGCCCAGTACTTATAGACCCAACAGTCACACCAATGATAATACCGGGGGTAAGAGAAGAAGATATACTAGCGCCATCAAGGACTATTAAAAATCCCTCATCTGTCTCACTTATATCAAATGTACCAAAAGAATAAAATTCATATATAATACACAGAACTATAGGGGGCTATCATGCCATCAACTTACGCAAATAACCTACGACTTGAGAACATAGCCAACGGTGAGCAGTCAGGGTCTTGGGGTGATACAACTAACAAGAACATATGCTCATTGTTGGTTGACTCTATAACTGCAGTAACTAGTGTGTCTATTACGGGCCTAGCTAGCTACACTTTATCTGCTAATGCGGGTACTACTGATGAGTCTAGGGCAGCAGTATTAAAGTTTACAGGATCTCTTACCGTTGACTGCACCATTATAGCCCCCCCTGTATCAAAGACCTACCTCATAGATAACTACACTAATTTTGCTACTAGCGGCAGTAAGAACGTCATCATAAAGACCCTTGCTGGAGCTGGAGCTACGGTTCCTTTTGGTAAATACACAGTGTATTGTGATGGGTTAGATTTCTTTGTGCAGACAGGGTTTGCAGCTGGTGGGGTAATAAACGGTAACGCTGCTACGACAGGCAACTTTATCGCAGGTAACGACTTAACAGCATTAGGAAATACAACACTAAAATCTACCCTTACAGGAGTATTATCAGCAGCGTCAGGGGTTGTAAGTGCTGTAGCACCGGGCACTTCTGGTAACGTACTAACCTCTAATGGTACGGCTTGGGCTTCAGCATCAAATACTCCTATATTTACAGCAGGTACTAAGCTTATATTCCCCCAAGCAGCAGCTCCTACGGGCTGGACTAAAGACACGACCGCTGCCATTAATGATTCTATTCTTAGGTTTGTTACTGGGACTGGTGGGGGTTCTGGCGGATCTGTGGGGGTTAGTACATGGGCTGCACAGACTGATACGGGAAGCACTGCTTTATCTATAGCCCAAATGCCAGCACACACCCATACACAAGGAGCAGTTACCTGGGTAGCGGGACTGCAAGGCGGTAATCAGGGAATGGTTGGGCCCAACGACACAGGATCAACGGGGGGAGGATTGGGGCACACGCATACACTCTCTCAGGCTATTAAGTACTATGATTCAATCATAGCGTCAAAAGATGCATGATTCTTGAGTTTCCAAGATATGCTGCTGAAGTAGACGTTGCATTTATAAGAGAGGCGGTTGCTCAGTACGGTACTAACTCTGATGCTGATACTTACAGCGGAAATAGGGAAGGCACCTCGCTAATGATAACCGGCACACCGGGGTTAGAAGAAGTAGATGCTAAGATAAACAGTATTATGTTAGGTATTCAGGAAGAGATTAGCGGTATATATGAAACCTCGTTTGGGTCTGGTGATAATGGATATGAGTATCACAAGTATGGTGTAGGGCAAGTATGTAAGACGCATACTGATGGTGTAGTAGATAAGAACACACTACTTAGTACTGGTAGCTCTACCATACGATATGCGTCAGTAGTACTGCATTTAACTACTAATACTGGGGGGGAGTTAGTTTTTCCTAACCAGAATAAAAGTATAAAGACTGAAACAGGTAAAGTTGTTGTGTTTCCTCCTTATGGTACGCACAGGCACTACACAACACCTGCGGTAGAAGACAGAGAAGTTATTGTTACATGGTTTACCTTAGAGAATCTATATGCCCAAAGACGCTAAAATATTATGCCCGTTGATGGGTTCTGAGTGCATCGAGGATGGTGCAGTACGTGACGGTGAGCTGGTCAAGTGCCGGTTCTGGGTGCATGTACAAGGTATGAATCCTCAGACTGGCGAGACAATCTCTAATGGAGATTGTGCAATAGCTTGGACCCCCATGCTGCTAATCGAGAACTCCCAGCAACAAAGGCAGACGGGTGCAGCAGTAGAATCATTTAGAAATGAGATGGTAAAAGCTAATGAGTCAAGTCAGCAACTTCTACAAGCTACAACTAGAGCAGTCGGTATAGACGTAAACAGAATAGAAAAATTAATCTAGCAGCTAAGGGGTTCCATGACATGAACGAACAGGAAGTAGATGCTGTAGCCCAACGACTCTGTGTACTACTAAGAGAGAACCGCAAGGACTTTTTTGTAGAGCCAGAGCAACATTATAATGACCATAGGGATATAGCTAGTCTGATTGCAGATTATAAAGCAGCTAAGAATATATTCTGGAAGGCATTCATAGGTCTTGCAGTTTTAGGTGGTCTAGTACTAGCCTTAATTGGTGTGAGCGCCCATAGATGAAGTTAAAGAAACACTCTAGGACTCTGTGGTTTAATGGTGTTATGGGGTTTATATCTGCAGCTTTACTAGGAGCAGAATTCTTTGCTGGTGTTGTTAAAGAACTAGCCCCCGCTTGGCTATACATATCCTTATTAAGTCTCTGCGCTGCTAACAACGCTGCTAATTGGTGGCTACGTATGCATACAGATAGTCCTGTAAAGTGATTAAGCCTAGTACAAGGCAGTCAGTAGGTGGGTTAGGAATTGGTGCAGCACTTCTAGTTTCAGTGATGATGTATGAAGGCTACACAGATACAGCAGTAATACCCGTGCCGGGAGATGTACCCACAATAGGAGTTGGTAGGACTGAAGGGGTACATATGGGGGATAAGACTGAACCTGTGCGGGAAATGATGCTGCTGTTAAAGAACCTAGATAAGTACGGTAATGGCATTAAAGCCTGTATTAATGTGCCTCTATACCAATATGAGCTAGATGCTTTTGTAAGTCTTGCGTATAATATAGGCATAAATGCTTTCTGTAACAGTACTTTAGTGAAGAAGCTAAACGCTGGAGACTACTCAGGGGCCTGTGAGCAGATAATGATCTGGGATAAGTTTAAAGGTAAGCCATTGAAAGGTCTAACTAATAGGCGTAATGAGGAGTACAGAACATGCCGGGGTTCAGCTTAATCGGGAAGATACGTCTAGGGCTTGAGCTGGCTGCTGTATTATTAGTTATTGGTTGGGTTTGGAATTGGTATAACAAAGCCCCTGTGGTGGTTGGGGAGTCAGTGCTAGGAGTTACAGCATCTGAGGTAGCTAGTGCAGGGACTGAAGGTGTTGTAGTGACGATGCCAGTTATGGCGGTGCGCGGGGGTAGGGTAATAAAAGAGAAGTTAAACCTGCCTAAAGAAGTACAGAATAATGATAGTAAGAAAGTACTAGATTCGGTTGTAGTCCCAGAAGATGGGCATAGGCACAAAGTAACTCCAGTACTAAACACAGTAACAGGTAAGACAGAAACATTTGTAGAGACACTACCACTTCCGTGGTTTCAGTTTAAGACTGATGGTGCTGTAGGTGTATACACAGGTATATCGGATGTAGGTGAAGCAGCTAGGGTACAAGCACGGCAGACGTTCTTTAGCGTAAAAGCCGTAGACTTTGGTGGCATAGCTTCAGTAGATCAACCTTATGGTGCTGCTAGTAACAATAGCAATGGGTCGGTTCCTACAAGATTCTTTATTGGTGTTGGCGCAGAATATAGGTGGTAAGTAAATGCCTTTACAGAAAATAGAGCTGCGCCCGGGAATTAACCGTGAATCTACTACCTACTCTAATGAAGGTGGGTACTATTCTGGCGACAAAATTCGTTTTCGTTCTGGATTCCCAGAAAAAATAGGTGGTTGGACACGCTTATCAAACAACACCTTCCTAGGTACATGCCGTGCATTAGTTAACTGGGCCTCGCTGACAGGTAATAACTACTTAGGGGTAGGCACCAATCTTAAATACTACATTGAACTTGGTGGAGTCTACAACGATGTAACCCCCATCATAGCTACTAGCGTATACAACAGTAAGATGTCAGTGCCCTACACAGCGCTAGGTGGCACTATAGATGCAAGTGTTACATCACTAACACTAACTAGCGCAACGACATTTGCACCGTCTGGGGTCATTAAGATCGACTCAGAGCAGATATACTACGGTTCTATTTTAGGTAACGTACTGTCTCTATTGGTTCGTGGGTATAACAGTACAACTGCCGCATCTCATACAACAGGTGCTGGGGTAGGCACATCGACTATTACATTCAATGACACCGACAATGATGGGCAGAATAATGACTTTATTACATTTACGGGTGCTGCTGGGTTTGCAGGAATATCAGATTCATTACTTAATGCCGAGCACCAGATAGTAAAAGTTATTGACTCTTACTTTTATTTTACAGTATCTCAGACGGCATTGGGGACACTATCAACGGTAGCAATTACGGGCACTGCAGGTCAATTTTCTTGTGCCGCAAGTTCTGCAGCTGTAGGCAATACTGTAACTATCTCCGGTACTTATGGCGGTACAGGGTCTATCACAGGATACACTAACCCTACGACGTATTACATAATTGCTGCCAATGTTGGGGGCACAACCTTTACTTTATCTGCTACACAAAACGGCCTGCCTATTACTACAACTGCCGGTACACCTACAGGGCTTACCTATACAGTTGACGCACAAGCCTTTTCTACATCAGCGCAAGCTGGAACAGCATTATCCTCAGTAGTAATTACAGGTATCGCGGGCACATTCTCTTGCACTGCTGCGACGCTAGCGGTAGGTATGACGGTGGGGGTTACAGGAACCTATGCAGGTACAGGTTCTATAGTTGGTTATACCAGCCCTAAGACATACTACATAATAGTCACCAATGGATCTACAACATTTACCTTGTCTGCTACTCCCGGTGGTGCTGCTATTACAACTACGGCGGGTACACCTACAGCATTTCCGTCAGGGCCATTGATTGCGGTAAATGGCGGTGGAACACCAACCCTAAACTACCAAGTACATGCAGGATTAGACATATATACAGTGGGTCTAGGTTGGGGGTCTAATGTATGGGGACGTAGTACTTGGGGCAGTGCTGGTACTACAGGACTAGGGCAGCAGCTTAGGCTTTGGACCAACGATAACTACGGTGAGGATTTAGTATTTGCCCCTAGGGGTGGGTCTATATACTACTGGACTGCTGCCGGGGGGACATCAGCTAGAGGGGTAGCATTAAGTACGTTATCTACTGCTAATGGGTTTGGTGGTACATTTGTACCCCATACTACCAATCAAGTTATTATGTCAGGTGATTCTCGGTTTGTAGTATGCCTTGGAGCTAACTCATACGACCCTACAGACTCAAATACAGCATTTGATCCAATGATGGTTCGGTGGTCAGATCAAGAAAGCCCATACCAGTGGGTGCCAGCAGTTACTAATCAGTGCGGTGAGTATCGACTATCTAGTGGTTCTTATATAGTTTGCGGTCAGACAACTAGGCAGGAGACACTTATATGGACCAGTAATGCCTTGTACTCCATGCAGTATCTAGGGCCACCCTACGTATTTGGTATTAATCTGATGTCTGGAGAGAGCTCTATTATGTCTCCTAGGGCTGCATTTACTGTCAATAATGTTACTTACTGGATGGGTACTGATAAGTTTTACTCCTATTCAGGACGGGTAGAGACGCTACCGTGTACTCTAAAGCAGTACATATTTAATGATATAAATAGGGATCAGTCATACCAAGTATTCTCCGGGGGTAACGAAGGCTACAATGAGATCTGGTGGTATTACTGTTCGGCAAACTCTACTACGATTGATCGGTATGTAATATACAACCACCTAGAACGTATTTGGTATTATGGAATGTTGGATAGAACTGCATGGTTAGATAGTTCGCTACGGCCTTACCCTATGGGTGCTGACTATAATAACCGAATCCTATACCATGAATCTTCTGCTGATGATGAGTCAGGTACTACCCCAGTAGCTATTAGCGCATTTATAGAGTCATCTGATTTTGATATTAGTGACGGGCAGGCTATTGCTTTTGTATGGCGTATGCTACCGGATGTAACTTTTATAGGATCTACACCACCAGAAGGTGTACCACCGCAGGTTATATTATCGCTAGAACAACGTCGTAGTTCAGGTGCAGGCTATGGCCCTGCAGGTGCTCCCTTGATTACATCGGATGTAACAATAACAGGGACTGGGGTTAGTCGGACAGCTACATCAGTTAGTACAATGTTCAATACTGTAGCAATTGATGCAACTGTTATTCAGCCTTTATTGTATGCTTTACAAACCCCGACTGGTACATGGAACATAACAGCTAAGACTTCTAGTTCTGTTGTAACAATCACTACTTCTAACGGTTATGTAAATGAAACTGCTGTACTAGGTAAGTTATGGGCTAAACCCACAGTCACTAGGACTGCCTCATATCCTATTGAAGAATTTACAGGGCAGATATACACAAGAATCCGTGGTAGACAGATGCTCATGCGTATAGAATCGGAGAGGCTAGGAACTAGATGGCAGTTGGGTTCTGTTAGGATTGATATTCGCACTGACGGCAGGAGGTAATATGGCATCGTCTATTCCACCAGTAGGACCAAACTTGCAGTTAGCTTCAGCAGAATACGATCCTAGACAAGCAGACCAACTAGCAAAACAACTGAGGTTGTATATGAATACTGTAGGTAATGCTAGTGGTAGTAGTAGTGGTAGCGGTAATGGTGCGTCTAGTACTCTATTGTGGATAACTTGGGGGTGTAACTAATGGCCTACCAAGACATCACAGGCATACAGATAGCACAAGCAGAAGTAACTACCGGGTACACAACTATATACACTGTAGCGGCATCTCAACGGCTGTATATAAAATGCGTAGATGTGTGCAATACAAGTGGGGCTGCTACTACATTTACTATGCACTTAGTGGCAAACGGCAGTTCAGCGC